ATCTATACCAGTCCAATTAGTCTGCCATGCATTCCATAGAACAGGTGCAAATCCTGTTTGAGGATCTGTTCCAAAGTTTCTACTTGCAGCAGCCATTGTTTCTGCATAGTTACCTTCTGTCTGGATAACTTTTGCTTCTAATCTAACAGTGTCTACCCAGTTATCACTTGCTGGAGTTAATTCTACAGTTCCTTGCCAGAAACTAATAAGGAAAGGAGTTACACTTTCAGTTCTTGTTGCAAAACTCTGCTTCAACCATTCAACATCAGCATAATCTAGAGTTATGGCATCATTATTTTTTCTTACATTAATACCTTCAATTGTGCTAAATGCTAAATCCACATTAGGATCTACATCAGTAACAGGACCAAAAATTAAATCTACTGAATTAGTATAATGCTTTGGTCTAAGTTCTTTAAATGATCTATCAATACTATTCTTAATACCTAGTCTATCTTCCTGTGGTAAGAATGAATCAAAGTTATCAACAAAGAAACCTGATTTAAATCTATTAAGTCCATCAGAATCTGAAACGAATAAATTAGCAGTATTAGTTTCTAATAAAGTTAATGCAGTATAATACTCTAAATTTTTAATTCTATTCTCAAGATTCTTAATGTCAACCATTTGGAATCTCTTATATTCATGAGCACGAATATCTGCTTGTTCAGGATTGAAGAAATATGGTGGTAAATTGATAGTTGCTACTTCAAGTGCTCCATCTACATTTCCTGGTTTATCTGGTTTTTCAGCAGGAGCACCATACTTAACTTGGAACTCTCCAGTTTTTGTTAAGAAAATTCTATCAATTCTTCCAAGATAGAAAGAGAATGAAGCAACAATAGCTTCGTCAGATGCTAAAATATTAGTAGCAGTTTGACCTTCATTATTAAATGTTCTACCATAAAATTCTAATGGAGATCTAGAACTTTCTGAAACAGTGTAATCTGCAACTCTAGGTCTAATATCAATAATATCAGCATTGGAAATACCATCAATCCCCATGATATCACTACCATAATCAAAGTTGTCATAAGAGTTTACTGTAGTAATATCACCATCGTCAGTAGAATCATAGTATGCACTTTCAAAGTAAACTTTAATTTTCTTATTAGGTGCTTCTGCTTCTGGTTTTCTTGTTATAGATCCATAATCATATATGGTTTTTTCTTGACCAGTACTAAATGTATATTCTCCACCGATTTCAAAACTAGTAGCATCTAATGTAGTAATAATTCCTTGAATTCCAGATTCTTTGAATATTACTGTTTCTCCTTCAGCAAACACAAAATCATTCTTGTATATAAATGTAATTTGACTATCAGATAGTCTTTCTGCATAACATGCTATAGCACCACTATTTTGTCCAGTAATATATTCACCTATTATCAGTTCGGTAGTAGTTGTTGATTGACTATTAATATCAGAAAGAACCATTTTTGGTGCAGATGGTAATTCTAGATCAGCAGATTCGTATATACCATGAATCTTCATAACATCAGGAGAACCTAATGTTAAAATTTTATCTTGAACTCTAGTTCCATAAGGATAAGTTCCATAAGTTAATCCATCATTTGCTGTAGTAGATCCAATACCAGATGCTGGATTTGTAGATTTATCAACAATAAGACTATTAACTCTATTTTTAATCTTTTTCTTTTCTCTTGGATTTTGTTTAGTAAGTGTAGCTGTTAATTGAGCACCTGCATCATTTGATCCTAGATTATAAATTTGAAGTGACTTACCATCACTACTAATTTCAAATTTATCAGTGGTTAAAGGTTCAGCACTTCCATCAACACGAATCAATGAATACCTTTCCTCATCAAAAGGAAGGAAAAACTCACTAGATCCAGCAGAAACTGATTGTGCTAACTTATTATTAACAATATTAACTTCAAATACCTTTCTTATTGAAAGAGTTGCATTAGTTAAATCTACATTAGAGATATAATCTTTAGGTAATCTAGTAAATAATGTATTATCAGAAGATGATGATAGTTTTGTACTTAAAACTTGCAAATCAGTTACATTTTTTGCTGTAGTTGGTAGACTACCATTTGCTATTCCATCTACATCAGCAACATTAGCAATTGTTATTGAAGTTTCACCAACAACAGTAATTCTACCGTATGTTGGATCATTAGATTTATCAGGATTACTAAATTGTACTAAATTATTTACTTTTACTATTCCACTACCAGGAAATAAATCACCATTACCATGAGTAACTGTACTTACACCACCAGAAGCACCAGTAATAGTTGCAACTCCAACAAAAATTGAAGGAGATTGAATAACATCAGCATTAAATGTTCCTGCAGTACCAACAGTTCCGTCATTAGTAGCAAATACTGATTTTACATCAGAAATAGTATATGAAGTAATTGCTATTGCAACCCTTCCATTTTGTATCCCATTGAATATTAATGCTTCATTTTCTATAAAATCACCTTCTCTTTCATAAAGATTTAAAGCAGCACTATTAGTAACTGAATCTTTAAGAAATGCAGTTGCACCACTATTAGCACCTTCTATAAAAGTAGGTGTAGGTAAACTATCTATTGGTTGATTTAGACTTACTTTAGTAACTGTCTGTACATCATATAACGATAAATCCCACTGATTTAAAACTGAATTGTTATTATATGAACCTGTTTCCAAATTATAATCATAAACTCTTGCAACACCAATTTCTGATCCAGGAGCTGCTGTTTGATCTGCAGATCCTCTTTGATCTCTTAAACTCAAAATATATGTATTACCTATACCTATAATAGGATTACCATAAGATCTATTTAATTTTAATGTTGCTCCTGTATTGTATATTATATTTTGATTTGATAAAGTTTTAGTGGTTCTTGGTTTTGGACAATCCAAAAATACTGGAGTCGGAACTTCTACCTCATATCCTCTAACATATGCCTTACCTGGAGAAAGTTTATAACAGGCAAGATCCTCCGATGGTATAGTTCCACTATAAGTAAACTGCCCTTCTTTAAAAATACCTCTATTACCTATATTATCATTTAAAGAATCTCTTACACCAACACCAAATGGTTTTACATAGTAGTTTCCAGACTCATCATATGTTCTACGTGCAAGTTCATCAGAAAGACCTTTATATGCACTAGTCCTTACTTTAGCCTTAAGAACACCATCAACAACTTCTGCCTCTTCAACAAAAGAATTATCATCAAAATCATCTAATGGTTTTTTAAATAGAGAAAGAGTAATTTTTAATCTATCAGCACCTGGAGCAGAATAATTATTGAACCCCTGTGAATTATCATTCAGGGTTTCATCCATATCAGAGTTTATAATCTCTTCATTTACTGCTAAACCAACTCTATAATTTCCATTACTACTATATTGTTCCAATATAAGTGTTTGTTGCTCTACTTTAACAAATTGACCTCTAATAAAATAAACACCTTCTTGTATTTGAAAACAAGATCCAGTAGCAGCAGCATTTTGTGATATTGTTATTGCAAATGGAGTTCCTGAACTAATACTACTATTTCCTAATAAACCAGAACTAATAGTTGTATTAGATGTTAATTCTTCACCATCAGCAAATGTTTGTGTTGAATTATTTGAAGTACTTGAACTAATATAAGCAACATATAAAGTTAAATTTCCCCTTTCAGAATTCTCTGCTAATAAAACATTATCTACAACTGCAGTTACACCAGAAGTTCTTCCTGTAATTTGTGTACCAATTAATTGATCTACATAAGCAGATACAGGTATCCCTTGAAAATTATTTTGTAGTTGAATGCAATAATATAGTTTATTATATCCAGTATTACCAGGTATTACTTTTGCACCTTCTTTAAAAAAATGTTGCCCAAACTTTTCAATCTGATTTTGTAAAATAGATTGGAGATTATTAAGTTCTCTCGCCTGAACAGGAGTTCCAGGTTTAAACAGTACCTTATGATAACCACTATCATCAGAATAGTCGTCAAAATATGGCGATACGTTTAAATTCGTTTGCTGTGGCATGATTTTTTAGAACTGCAAAATAACTTTGATATCTTCTTTTTGATTTAATGACCTTGTAATAGATGGTCTATTATCAATGTAAATAATGTTTCCAGAATACTTTTTAGATTCAGGATTGGCAATGCCATTATTAAATGACTGCCCAAGGTAATACGTCTTACTATTTATTACGGTTGAGACACCTGTGAAGGAGGTATCTATTGCCAAATTAGACCCTGTAGAAGGAATGATAGTAAGATTTCCATTACCACTTGGAGTACTGGTAAATTGATTTAAATTGTATCCATAAGGGGGATTTGTTTGTGCAGTACCTACAGTATTAAATCCTGCCATAGTTCTGTCTTGCCAGAACTTCAAAACTCCTGTATTTTGATCATAACTAATAACTTTACCTAAAGCAGTAGAACCTGTTCCAATAGTTTGTTTAACTAATGCATCTGCAGTAAATGTAGCAGAACTATATCCAGCACCAGTTAAACGAAGAGCAGGAACTGCACTTGCCTTATCTAATGATAGTAAGTTATTAGATCCAAATCCTTTAGGATCTTGAACCACACCAATTCTTGCTATTTGATTACCTGTAATAAAATCAGGGTTTTCTGTATCATTTTCTATTCTAGAATAGAGTAAAACATTATATGCACCCAATTCCTCATAGATATCAGATCCATGCCCACCTTGAGGTGGAATAATAACATTAAAAGTTGGTATTGTTGTTCCTGTAGGAACTCCACCTGCAACTAAATCTATATTGCCCCAAGAATAACCAGATCCTTGACTGGAAACAGTTATAGAATCAATTGTTTGATCATTAGACATGATAACAGTGCATTCTGCACCAGAACCATCTCCTTTAATTGGAACTCTTGTATAAACAGCACCAGCAGTTCCTAAACCAACTCCTCTATTTGTAATAGTAACTATTTTAATAGATCCATCTACTGCATTATCTCTAACTGCAGCATTATCTGCAGAAGTATCCCAATTTGGAGGAACTGGAATAAAATCAGTTGACTCGAATTTTACAATATCACTTGGTTTAATAGTATAAAGATACTTCCATACATATCCATCTCCACTACTTCCTGCAACCTTTGGTTCTAAATCAGTAAATGTTGGTTCATCTAGTGATGGTCTACCA